TTTTATAAATAGAGGCCAACATAAAACAACTAGAATAAAAGGGTGATCCTCTATAAAGCAAGCTAGTGTACAACCAGTAGCTAGATATAAACCTAGTATCTCCATTCAGTTCCTCTTATAATAATTATCAATTTCATTATACCTCACAATTTTAAACATGGTCATGCTTAGGGAGTAGCTCAGGGTATTGTACCTGATCATAGATAGAGTTTATGAAAACCTCCCACTCCGAAAGTCGATGACCCCTACGCTGATTAATTATACAACTAAGAGTGGCATAATTTAGCGTGACTAATCTACGTTGTAGGTAGGACTCAGGAATACACTGCTTAAGCTCCTCTATGCTTCCTTCATCTACAACCTGATTAAATAGTTCTATCTGTTTCTCTAAAATAGGTTTAGTATGCACGGTATACTCACAATCCCCTAAAGTCATATAGCGTTTAGAAAGACTGTGCATGGTCGATTCACTCTGAGCAACAGTACCTACCTTGTAAGTATCAAACTCAGACCACCAATACCTAGGAGCCTCAATCATAAGGTATACAGTAATCTGTCTAAGAAACTTGTCATGCCCTTTACCTCTACCTGCATTAGCCTCCATAGTCTTGCTGATCTTTTTATACTTATCACTAGACCACCAATAATTAGATATTACACCATAAGTCTCTCCATTATCCCAAGTTGGAAAGATTGGGGTAGCCCTATCCTTAAACGAGAGAGACATACCTAATGCAGCCCACTCATGTCCACACTCTTCTAATACTTGTACATCCATTATTAGTTATTCCTCTCCATATAGTTACTACACTTTTTAATAACTAGATACATATTATTTATCCCCATCCTTCCAAGAAAATGGCTTGGTATACCCATCCTTTTCCCAACCACCACCCTCAAGTCTGAAAGAAGAAGAAGAAATCTGTCGAGTCATTAGATCACCACACTTACAGATCAACCACTCAGGGCTATCAAGAATATTAGTAGTAAGCTCTTCTCTACTCCTTCCACAGTTTCTGCATAAGAACTCATGAATAGGGCTCATATTGTTTAATACTCCATGGTATTTACAGCTTGTTGTAAGAGGTTAGCAATCGTATCAACTAAACCCTCATCTCTATAAAGATCAAACTCCTTATCATGAGCAGGAGTAGAGAAGAAGAGTATCCAATGAATTAGTTCATGATAGAAGGTCTTCTCTATCTGCTGCTTAGATCTTGGCTCCTCCTTAGTTCCTGGTTTGAGAAGTATTTTATTTCTATTAAAGACAGTTAAACCATAGCAGTCTGACTCAATACAGGCCTTAGTGTCATAAGATACCTCAATAGTTTGTGCATAGAGTTTAAATCGTTTAGGAACTCTCATTATTAAATCTCACAAGCCCCACCTTGACAAGCCACTTCACTGGCCCCAGTTGTACAATCCTCCTTCTCAAAATTCGAGAGAAGTCCCCAATCAATATCCTTAGGAAAATTATATAAGAGCTGTTCATACTCCTCTCGACTAATGCATTCAAATGGGGGATTCTTATAAACCATATCTGACTTGGGTAAGAAGGACAACCCGACAACATCATCCCAATTTGTCCAGATCCAATCAGCAATCCTAAAGAACTCATCATCCTTATAATGAACCGTTTGACTGGGATTACCATCACACCAGAATTGTTGGTAAAGACTCCAGAGTTCGAGCTGATCAATAGCTGATACATTCTCTATAGTAATGGCCCCATCTGGACTCTTGATAGGAAATTTAAAGACATACTTCTCTCCCTCTTCAATATAGGGTATACCTACTGAGATCATGAAATCAGATAGTGGGTCTTTAACATCCTGTCGTACATTCCTAATGTAGTATGGATACATACGAGGGTGAATACCTGAGGAGGAGTTAACAAGCTGAGAAACAGTTCCAGAGGGCTTAATAAGAGTTCTCTGTTTAGCTTCAGGAATATTTAGGTAGAGACTCCACTCCTTATCTGTATCTTTAGCTACTTGTTTAAGTTCAACCAACACTTGAGCAAGATATTTATTACCATCCCCACAAAACTTATCCATATACCCATCAGAAGCATCATGAACTCCACTCATAACTGCATGATCCATAATACCAGTTAAGCTTATACCAATTAACCGTTCTTCTTCGGAATTCTTCTTCCAGATAGGACGAAGGTATCTGAAGTCTGTCAAGGTTGATTGTAGTTTACCTAGAATGGTGGCATACCTTACCTTTCTCTTAAGATCCTCAAGAGTATCAGCAGGTCTAATGACTACTTCTGAGAGGTTACAAAAACCACCAGTGTCAGGAAGGATAGCTTCTCCGCAGTTATGTGCTATAATACCATCAGCTACTAAACAATGTGTGCCCTCTACAGCTATATCATATACATCTACTATAGGCCCTTGGTGGACTTCTTTTACACGTAAGCCAGTATTACCGGCATTAAAATTACCAGCCTCAGAAAATTGCTGATGGTTATTTGCACAGGAGAATTGAATACTCTCAAGATTCTCTATGTTATTATTATAACTATCATTATCTATATGATGCACATCAAAATATGCATGAATTTTTCCATAAACTTCTTCATAAATAAAACGATGTTCCATTTGATAGTCTTTCTCTGTAGCCAGCTTTATACCAGAGTATTTAGCCCCCTGTCTTACACGATAAAATCCATTTAGCTTATCCCCTGGCTTCAGGCTACGAGCTTCTACCCAACCATGCTTACCAGCATCTTTACCTTTATTAGAGCCAAGCTTAAAAATCTTATGATTAGGTGTAACAGTTATTGTCTCACCATTATTAAACTCTATGCAAATTGTTGCAGCTTTTGTTTTAGTTATCCAAGATGCTGTAGCTTCCTTAAGACAGAGACGCCCATTATTATCCATAGAATAAACAAAAGTTGGCTCAAGTATATCTTTAATAGCTACCCTACCATTAACAGTCTCAATCTGAGTATTCGGGTGGAAACAAGGATTCAAGCAGTATTCTACCTTATCATTACGCCCCATCCCGAGAGCTTTATTCTTTAGAGCCTTCTTATTTACTATACCCCGTTCACCTGTACGTCCTGTGTGCATAGACCCAAATTCTTTAAAAAAAGCATTAAGATCAGGCTTCTCCGTATAAGCAGTTGAGATGTTACACAACTGTCTCTGAGGATTATCAATCCAGAATGCCCCCACCTTAGCTGCCCTCATACGGTCATCCATAAGATCACTTAAACAAATACAAGCAGAGCGTCTAACCGAACCAACAATAACAGCATCAGCTATAAAACAAATTAGGTCGAAGACTTCTATACTTTGGAGCTTTCTACTTTTTGCTTTCTGGAAGGTAGTAACAAATCTCTCAAACAATCTCTCAAGAGGTTTTGGACCTGAAGCTCTACCTCCAAAAGTTTTAAGCCTAGAGCCTGAAGGCCGAACTCTAGAGACATCCCATTTTGGTACCTTGCCAGAATACAAGAGGCTAATAAGTTCATGGAGACTTGAAGCCCATCCAATCTTTGAGTCAGCAACCACAATAGTAGTGTCAGTTTTATAGAACTTTTCTGCAACTTCTGGCAACTGCTGAATATAAGAGTTCTCCACTGAGTAGCCTAAACCGCAACCACACATAAGTAAGTAGAATATCTCATCAAAGCAACGAGGGTGATTAATACCTATACCAGCACAGTTGAAGCCAGCAGCATTATCTATATCAAGGGCCTTCCCCGCTGTCCACAAAGCTCTCATGCTCGGCATCACTTCATGTTTCTTAATCGCAGCACGAATCTTAATGAACTCATTGAGCATGGCATCATCCCATCCCAACTTCCTCTTCTCAAAGAAGTCACAGTACCTATCTACTGTCTCCTCCCATGTCTCCCTACGTTTCTCCTTATCTAGATATCTTGCATATTTACTTAGATGAATATAATTACTTAATGTATTAACATCTGCCATTTTACATCCTCTTGAGAGACTATAGCTATATCCTCCCAATAGCCAGAAAATATATCTTTGAATTGAATTCTTGCTGTTGCATAAGGTATACTATTCTTTACAAAAGCAATACCTGTAACAGCACCTATTTGGTTAGTGATCTTATCTACTACAATCCTAAAGTTAGATGCATTTATCATATACCACTACTCCCAAACCCCTTCTCTCCCCTAACTGTCTCCTTCAACTTATCAACTTCTTTTATAACTACCTGAGAACAGGGAATAATAAGGAGTTGAGCCATACGTTGTCCTTTCTCTATCCAGAGAGCATCTTTTAATAATGCTGTATGATTAAGTAGAACCTTAATTTCACCTCTATAGTCTGAATCAATTATACCAGCCTGAACTTGAACCCCTTTAGAAGCTAAAGAAGAGCGAGATTTAATTACGCCCACATAACCATCAGGGATTTGTACTGAGATTCCTGTATTTACTAACCTTTGATAACCATAATCAATATAGAATGTCTCAGTTGAATATAAATCAATACCAGCAGCACCAGAGCTTTCATACTTAGGAAGAGGAAGAGACTTATCAAGTCTCTTAATTTTTAACCATTGCATTAATTTTTACACTCCCTATAACACTGTACTTAGAAAGAGAGAGACTGATTTAGTTGTTTAATTTTCAACCAGTTCATGTATATTTCATCTTCAAATAATTTTTAAGAGAAAGGAACTCAGGCTCTGCCATCCCGTCATATACATCATGCAGATAAACAAGACCTCTCCAGTACCTTAGATTCTCACCAGTCCACTCCATCTCATGTTCAAAATAACAACCAGCTACCAATCCAAGAATACGTTTACCTGTTGCTGTAACATCTTCACTCATATCACGGAGATGACTATGGCCCACAATAGAAGAAGTAAGACACTTAGTAAGAAGAGATCTTGCATGATTCAAACCTCCAATAGGTCTTCCCATTACCCCCGATGTAAAATAATGGGAGAATGCTATACCTTCCACGATTGCAGGTTTAGCCAAAGGATGAGTTATCCAACCATACTTATTAAACTGAAGATCAGCTAAGGAGATAGTGCCATAGAGACTGGGTGTACTTTGTGCTGCTACCGTGATTCTATTCTCATGGTTCCCCTCACACATAATCATCTTAGGTTGATACTTCTTCTTCTTCCATCTTGTAGAGGTCTTATTATAATCAGCTAAAGGTCTGTTGAAGATCTCTAGAGCCTTGTTAGCACTAACTACATCATCACAATAGCGCTTTCCCTCTGCACTCAACCTACCCACATCATACTTAGACAGACTACCCATCTCTGTCCAATCACCAAGGCATACCACATACTCGGGCATACGATCCATCATAAACTGACCTGCTATACGGAACCTGTCCTGAGATATACCAGGAGAATCATGGGGGTCGGGGATGATTAGCACCTCTTTATATTTTTTCATCTTTCTCCCTGTCCTCCTTATTTATAGGCCACCACTCACAATATCGGCAACGCCAAAAAGAATTAATCTTCATTTTCCTTCCTGTACTTAAGCTCATCAGTAAAAACCTTAACCACCTTTTCAGAGATGTGATGTTGAGTCTCTAAGATTGCTTGAATGTGGTCTGTCTCTAAATCTTTTAGTAGAACCCGTCTCAAACTACCTTGGACCTTAGGAATATATTTCCCATCCTCATTAAAGGTTCCATAAGTACCCCAAGTAAAATAGTTTCTAATTTGTATGTGAGAATCATTAGAGTAAATACACAAATCTACAGCGGGGACTTTATTTAAGTTTCTTCTTATATACTCTGTACCTCCATCAACCATATAAGTCTCACCTGTCAATTCATCCTTGTGAGTCTTATAATCATGAATAGAGTAGGAGGTAAGGATAGTACCATCAGGTGTCTGAATACTATTCACAAGAATTTGATTTTTCACTCATTACCTCACACCTTACATTTTCTTCTACACACTCACAATAGCTTTCCTCAGTACAAGGTTCCTCTGTACAAACATGAGGGTTATCATGTAGGCAACCATCACATCCATGCATACCAGACATAGAACAGATATAAAGTTTAATCATCTCACTCATAAGTGTCTCCTCTTCTCTAAGGATGCAGAGCATTTATTTGTATCAAGCTCAAAACTACCACACTTAGGACAGCAAGGAATATCATCATAAGCCAACCAATCATCTGTGATATGATCTAGTTGGGATTTATACCCCATCCATCCACAGCACTTACACAATAACTGCTTACTCATCTTCCTTTTGGCTCCAAATAATTGCCAGTCTCATTAGAATAATACACAGGAAACTTCACAAAATTACCAAAGTTCCTATCCTCTAGTAATACGAAAGTGCTTGTATTACGTTCAATGGGATTCTCAGCTTTCTTGTTTCTCTCTATCCCTATACAATATTGTGCAACTCGCATCATAGCCCTTGAGTTAGCAAATTGTGCAGACTTAACAGACCCTCCCTCCTCATGAGGTTTACCAGTAGCAGGTATATTAAGATGACAAAAGATATAAAGAGAAAACCACAAGTCCTTTGTCATATAATCAAGCTCACGAGTCACTTGCTTAAGGAGTCTATCAGCTTCGGAAGATTCCTTACCATCAGTGAGGCAAGTAATAGGATCAATAATAATATCTTTGATACCCTTACTAACCACACAGTAACGGATAAACTCCTTGATCTGTTCCCATTCAACAGAAGCATACCGGTTATAAAGATATACCTTCTCCTTAACCTCTGTTAATGCCACAATAAGCTCTTCTTGTGTGAATCCTGAGTCTGGTATGTGAAACTGCTTACCTGCTATTTTACCAGCTATCTTCTTATAAGACATAGGAGCAGACTCTTCAGGGAAGATAGCACCAACCTTTAAGTTCATACTTAGAAGGTGCTGGATGATCTGCTTCTCAGCTTCACTTTTACCTATCTTAACACCTGCTCCAAAGTAGTATACTTCACCTCTCCTGATACCATAGGTAGCCTTTGTAAGTGTAGGCCAGGGCCAAGGTATACCCCACTCTGGCATCTTAATAGCCTCTTCCCATACATCATCTACTGTAATAATACCAGAAGGCTTATACTCCTTAGCTCCATTGATAGCGTCTATATACTCATGCTCTTTACCTTTAGTTAGCATATCAGACACATCATGTTCAGAGAAGTTTACAATCCTTACCTTCTCATAACCAAGGAGATCAACTAACATCTTCTCTAACTTCTGTCCAGCTACATCCTTATCACAAGAGAGATAGATTGTCTTAAAAGATTTAAGGAAGGTGACAACTTCAGGAAGTTCAAAGCATTTAAAGTTGTCACCATCTGGAGGTGAGACAGCAGGGATTGGGGTTGTAAGATACCTACCTGTGATAGTGTAAGAGGCAAGGGCATCTTCCTCACCTCCTGTGATTACAAGTTGTCTCTTGTTTAAGAAGCCTGGGACACATTGACCAAAGAGCAGGGCTGGTTGTTGTTTGTCTTGAGCTATTGAGAATTCTTTGGGTAAAGTCCTGATTTTATAACCTGAGAGTATAGAGTCTAGAGAATATCTTGGATAATAGTGAGCTTCTATCTCGCCAGTCTCTTCTGAATAAGAACAATGTACACCATAGAGATTAGAAACCCCTTTCGGGATAAGCCTAGAGGGGAGAGCGACGATTGGATATTTATTTATCTCTTCTATTGAGAGAGGATTAAAGTGCAGGTAGTTACGATTAAGAGTTTCAAATCTATTAGTGGCTAGTATTTCTGTGTAAGCCTTGCCGTTCTTATGGTGTTCTTTCTTTCCACAGAACTTATTACCATCTTCAAAGACCATGAGATGGTTCCCGGTCTTATCTCTCCCACTCTTACGACACTCTGGACAAGGCTCAGATCGTACTATGTTTTTCATATTAACCCAATTCTACATCAATATTGTTTATAAACTTATAAACCCCAGACCTTTTTAAAGGATGATCATACCACATACACAAAAAGATTAGGTTATTCTTTGCATCCTTTAGTACATCTTGCATCTCTTTAAAGATAATCAAGCTACTTCATCCTCATCAAAGGGACAATTACTACAATCTTCCTCTCCACAATCGTCGCACATATCTTCATCATCCCAGAATCTGTTGAAGTATTGATACTCACGTTCGGATTCTTCTTTAGTATAATCGATTAGATTATCAAAGAGAGCATCCATTCTACCTTCACTCCTCCTCACGATAGTGAGCTTCCATACAATCAAAATCTACTAAAAGCTTTATTTTCTTCTCAGGTCCAAGAATTCCTTCAAGAGTATTCACAATATCCTGTATTAGATCTAAGTAGTCTTGCTTTAATTCTTTACGTTTTTCATCTATCATAGCTCATCCATATAATAAGCATTTAACTTCTTATGATTCCTCAACACAATATCTTCTAAACAATCTACAAACTCATCTACATCGGGGTCAAGTAAATCTAGTATAGAAGTGGTATCCTCTCGATCTTTTAACAACTCCATAATTTCTAAGTGAGTATACATCTAAATCAACCTAAAGTATTTCTTACATCTTACTTCAAACTTAAAGTAAGCTTTCTTAAGGGAAGGTGGTACACAGGGGACCTGATTAATAGGGATAGCTCTTATGTAGGCGAGAGCTTTAGAGATGTAGGCATCAAAAGGTAGCTTTTCTTTTCCTTTAGCATAAAGACTCCAACCAATACACACCTGACCTGTCTTAGTTTTATACCCTAGTAAGCAACCTCTCTTCCTTCCATGTCCTCCCTTTACATATTCTGAGATCTGGTATTTCATAATTGTTACCTCCTTAAACTATATTACATGCATGTAGACGAAACAACTCTATCATGAATGCACACAACCAATTAAAAATTCTACAAGGTATTCTATACTATTTTAACCACTCATCAGGGACTACCATAATAGCATAAACGAATCCATTCTTGTTACACCAATCAGAGTATCTCTGCTTCTTTAGTTTAGTTACCCAGTTGTCAAACATAAATAACATACGAATATCTAATGTTGGGTTAGCCTTCTTAACAGAGATCATTTTTGAACGAGTCTTGCTATCGAAATACCCTTTAGCTTCAATCACTAAATTACCAATTATAAAATCTGGTATGTAGGTATGCTCGATAGAAATTTGAGTTGAACCACACTCGTGACACTTACCCTTTTTTCCTTTAGGTTTAAGATAATATTTCAAGGAGATTGATTCATACTCAAAAGGTATTCCACGTTTAGTAAGGTTGATTGCTATCCCTCGTTCAAAAGATGACTTATATTTATTAGATGTCTTCTTAGTTCTGTAGCTCAAACTCTTCCACATCCTTTTCTATCTTTACAGCTTCCTCTATCGAAAATACCCCCTCGTATAAAGGATGTACCATCTGGAAGGGCTCGCCAAACCCATCAGCCTCCTTCCATCCCCTGTTCCGTATATAGCAGTAATCCTCTACGAAGGTGTCAAATACCGGGTCTTTTTTAATCATTAATATTCATCCTCATTAAACCCCCCACCTTTTATTAGTTCCACAACAATACCATCAAAAGGAAAAGGATGTGCATAATATTGGTAAGCATAAGTTAAAGACTCCAAGTTTGATTGGGTTTCCTACGAATCCAAAGCAGATTTCCTATCTCAGTAATAAATTGGTTCGCATAGTTACC